GTTGAATTACTTACAGCAAAAGTTGTATTATTTAATGTACCTTGTCTAAAATGAACAAAGAAACCACTATTTGAGCTGCCTGCACCTTGTCCGTTGTCACGATATAAAAATCCTAATCTATTACCAGGATAGGGTGCTTCTTCAACAATACTAGATGTATCGTCATCAATACCTGTGCTAACAATTTCAAATCTTTTTGTTGTTCCGCTTACTAACTTACTAAAGCTGTATACTGGAACATCGGTATTATTACTATTAAATCTGTATTGTTCTGTACTAACACCATCAATTTGCATTTTACTAACTGGTCTACCAAAAACATTATTAGCAGGTAATGCAGCATTTAATATTTTAACAAATTGCTCATACCAATTAGGATTGGTATTGTCATTCCAAATAATACTTTGGTTGGCAAGATTATTTCCATTGCTGTCTACAATATCTTCTGTGGTGCTTATTGTTTCAAATTTTAACAAGCCACTAGCAGCAATATTACGATTAGAATTATAACTAATTAATCTTGCTAAACGTAAAATACTTTCTCTTCTATCTGCAAGTTCGATATAGTTTTCTCTTGCATTTAAGTCTGTACGGAAAGCAAGGTTTTGACCTAAAAATGCAATCAAATCGATTAAGGCAAGATATTCCGAACTTTCAATATAATCATTGAAATCTTCAGGATAATTTTCCCTAATGTAATTAATCATTGTTCTACGCAAATTATCAAAGTCATAACTTTGGAAATCTGCATATCTAAAACTCTGGTAAATTGTTTCCAATCTTCTGCCAGAAGTAATCTATTTTGCCTGTCGGTTGTTGACATTTGCACTTATCCTCGCTGTATAGTATATTTACCTGATATGATAAAGTGCGTAGTTTAAATTAAACCGTTGTTTTGATCAAATCTTAATCGTAATGTTTCTGTAATGCTGTATGGCAAATATGTAATACTACAATCAATTTGAATACCACTTTCGTATGTATCAATAATAATATCTTTAACATTAACACGAGGATCATAATTTATTATTTCTGTGACATTTTTAATAATTGCTTGTTTTACATCTTCTGTAAACGGTTCAAAAAGTATATCCCAAATAATTGTTCCAAATTTAGGATTTTCTAACTTTTCACCTTGACGAATATGGAAATGATTTATAATATCTTGTTTAATAATTGCAATATCATATAAATTAAAGTTTTTTGAATTAGCTACCGTGCTAATACCTCGATAGGTTTTACTTGCAGGAATAGAATCTTTCTTTCCTTCAATGGTAATATTTTTGTATAAGGGTTTTTCACTTGTAGCCATAACGTATTTATTCCGTTATTAAGAACACAGATCCATTAATTACTTTGCGTACTTGTTCTATTCTTTCATTTGTAGTTTGCTTACGCAAACCGTATCTACCATTAGATTTTCTTATGATTTCTTTATCAAATTCGATAGCTGCTTCTCTTGCACTCGAATACAATTTGTCAAATAAAGGATCGTTTATAGTTGGATTACACAAAGTGTGCAATTCTCTTGCACGATCAGATACATTTTTACACGCCACTGCTGGATGTTCGTCAAACTCTAAATTTGCTGCTATTGCAACAGCATCTACAGCAGAAATGTTTGGCTTTGATCTTATTGCTCTATTAACTAAATTAGCGCCCACACCAACTGCTGCGGCCTGCATTAATGCTTTTTGATCTGCTGGCAATCTATTAATAGCACCATTAATGTTTGAAACTAATCCACCAACATCTCTGGTAAATTGTCCAAAAACTGGGCCTACACCTGGTATAGACGATATTGCCTTTCCAATTCCTTGTGCAAGACCGCCAGCTGCTTGTCCTAATGCATTACTTAAACCTCCTAGTGCTCCATTTAGCGCACCGCCAAAAGCACCTCCAATACTAGCTAATGATCCTGTAAGTCCTGTGCTGTTTAGTAATCCACCTAAAGCACCACCTAACATAGCACCAAATATATTGCCTCCGCCTATACTAGACAAACTTCCTTGCACACCTTGCAAAAAACTATCAATTGTTATTTCAACAGCTTCTCCTGCTGGATCAACTATACTTGTACGTTGAGGTGCATAATTGCTTGCTGGACTTGTGCCACTAAAAGTTACACCACCAGCACCGCCGACACCTCCAAAACTACCAAATGCTTCTCCTAGAACGCCTTGTAAATTAGGTAATCCCGGTAAATTAGGTAATTGCGAAAGTGCACCTTGTAATTGTCCTACAGCATTACCAATTAATGCATTTGCTGCACCACTTACTGCACCTTCTAATGCACCTTTTAAACTGCCCCCTGTTGCAAGAGCACCTACAGCACCAGTTAATGCACCTGCTGCTGCAATATTTCCTTGTGTTATATTGCCAATAGCAGCATCTACTTGTCTATTTGCAAGTCCAAATGCACTTTGTCTAATAGTGCTATCAATACGTCCTAAGCTGCCTTTTTTAACTGGAAATGTTGCCATGTTGTTACCCTCATAATATTTATTCTAGCTCGTTTAATGGCGTTCTATCAGTGTGTACAGGTCTACCTTCCATATGAATATCTTGACTTTCTTCAACTGCTTCAGTTTTATCTGGTGCAGTTTCAGGCGGATTCCAATTTTCATGTCCATCCCAAGGTTCGTGCTGTGGCACACGCTGCGGAAATTTTGCTTTAATTGCAGCGGTTGCTGTTTCAGCTTCGGGTCCATTCATATGAATAACAGCCGCAGTTTCGTAATGTCCGCTACTACTACTAATATGACTCTTGCCAGTACTTGTAATTTTTGTATCAACTGCTGTTGTTTCAAGAAAGTTGTTAGTTGTTATTTTTCCATCAACTCCTACTTTAACTTCCCAGTTTACTGCTGCTGTTTGATATATGTTAGATACAGCATTAAAGTTGATATTTCTGCCTGCTTCAAAATTAATATCTCTATCAGCAACAAAATTTAAATCATTTTCACTATGAATACTAATACTATCTTGAGCGTAAATATCAATCTTACCATTGCTTGACATTTCAATCCATGCTGTGCCTCTACTATTATTGATGTATATTAAATCTTCACTGGTGTTCATCATTATTTGAGCACCTGTTCTTGTACGAAGTTTAATCATTTCGTTTGCAGGTCTAGTTACATCGCCGCCTTTTTCACTAGCTTCTTTGTTCTTGTATTTGTAAGGTGTATCTGCTGGCGATCCTTCTCTAATTAATTTGTCATCGCCATCATCAATTACAATACTACTACTTCCTAGTCTGTTAACATGTACGGTTGCTCTGCTTTCTTTTAAACCAATTTCACCTTGAGGTGATCCACCACGTTTGTCTATTGGACCAGGAGAACTAAAACCGTAAACTGCACTTGGAAATTCACGTTGAGCACTTGTTGTGGTAATACCACGTATATCATCTTCAACTAAACCTTGTTCAGTTAATGCAGAAACTAAATCTTCATTTACCGGTCTTTTGTATTTTACGACATTATTAGTTTGAGGCTTGGTAATTTTTTTGTTGTACTCACCTGCAGGAAGTCTTTTTCCTTTTAACTCACTAGGAACAGGACCACTTAATTGTTCTGTACTTGCTTGCCCGCTCGGCAGCATAAATGTCATGCCAACTTCAGGTACACAACCAAACCAATAACCAAATTCTCTGCTACCTTCAACAAATGTACACAAAACAAGTGTGCCTGGATCAGGTGGAACTGCCCACCACCCGTAACTTTTTTGTGTATTTGAATAGCTGTCATTTTTTCCTAAGTGTTGGGCTCCAGTAACACCATAAAAAGGACTTGCATAATAAACAATTGCAGTTTGTCCTAATGTTTCGCCTTGGTTGCCTGCTTCAGTCATTTTAAGAAGTTCAACTTCTAACCCACCAAGATAATAAGGATCAGTGTGTTTTACAACTCTTCCAATATATGGACCACTACGAGATATTTCTGCACCAGAATCAGGTGTTCTAGTAAGTTCCGGAGTCATATTCTTTTTGTTATCCATAATTAAATGTCCTTATATGGCGACGGCATTTTTTGGCTTGTTTGTGCTTCAACAACTTTATTAGAATTCGCTGCACCATCAACACCCAAATCTTCTGGTTGATTTCTTCTTCTTAATAATTTAAGACGTTGTGTGAATTGATTTTGTCGCACAATGTTTTCAATTTCTATAACTTTATATAGTCCACTAAATGCACCTACAGGTACCGTATCCTCAGGAAATATCATGTTACCAAGTTCATTGTCATAATCAATAGGTGTTCTAAAGTTTAATATAACATCGCATTCACTTCTTTGGTATTCTATTTGCCCAGACGAAGTTTCATTTAAACTAGCTGCCGTATCAGTCCAATTTCCTAGTCCTGAATCAAACATATAGTAAGGATCACCGTGTATTTCTAAGTCAACTTCAACTAAATCTACACTACCTGATCCTAAAATTTGATCATGGAATTGTCTTGCCCAACGTATTGCACTATTATCAATGCCACTACCACCGTTGCCCATTGTACTTGTTGAATTAGTAAACATTTGTACGGTAGCACCTGACGCACTTATAGATCCTGCAGGGTTTGTATCCAGTGAAAGTGTTTGTACAGGTTGTTTTACTGCTCTGTTTTGTGTTCCGCCTTGTTTAAAATCATTTGAACCGTTATTTACATCACTTTGAACATATTGAAAGAAACTTGCGTTAAATCTAATATTAAAATTAAGTATGTCAATGTTTTTTCCTGTGTAAATGTAATTGTATTCTTTCACAGCATTATTTTTTAGTTGAACATAACTAGGACCTGGATCATTAGGTTTTTGGAAATGGCTAGTATGCACCATATATTCAGTAACTTTGTAATGATAAACCTTTGCATCAGTACCATAAACCGTTTCTTGGTTTACATTTGGTTTCAAATATGTTTCTGCATCTATTCTAAACCAAGGAACCATACCATTAGCATCAGGAGACCGCTGCCTTAATTCTTTTGCCCAAGCAGTTGTAAGAATTACTTCTTCTATCATTCTAGTAATTTTTGTTCCTGCAGGCCAAGAAAACATTCTTTCATCGTTGCTGATAACGTTTTTTGCTCTGGTCATAACTTTATTTTTTGCATCATAAACTTGTCCAGTTTGTGCCATAGGTGCTTGACCTTGTTCTGTAAAGTCTTCTACAATTTTACTTGCTCCAATGCTATTTGCACTGCCTTCAGATTGAGCAATTCTCGCTAAATTTTGGCCAATATTACTTTTCGTTAATACTTGACCAGTAATCATACTTAAAAATGCCTCAAAATTTTGTGGTGCTTGAGCTCCTAGGAAGCCACTTATGTTTTGAAAGAGTCCATTAATGTCCCCAGACTTGAATTGTGTTAGTAATCCTCCAAGTCCTTGTCCTAATCCACCAAGTAGACCGCCGCCGAAACCACCTAATGCACCACCTAACGCACCTTGAAGTGCGTTTTGACCAATATTTTTGTTTCCGCTTAATGCACCACCTATAACTCCACCTATTGCTCCTGCTGCAATTTGCCCAAAAATACCGCCTGACTTACTTTTCCGTCTTGTTGCACCTGTATTTGTATTTGATGAAGTTTGTGCTGCATTTGTTTTTGTATCAATGTCTGCAGGAAACGTAATTACAATTTCATCTGCTTCTAACAATTGATCTTGTTGTTTTAATTCTTGTAATCTACCATTTAAAATTGTTGTTAAACTTTGCTCTCCGTTTTGTAATAACTGAATTGAAGTTTTACCTTTGATTTGGATATCACTGCCAATACCTTGTACTTGATCGCTAAATGCTTGTTCATTCCAAGGCATTGCTTCTACAGAATAAGTACAACCACCTTGATCAACTTCAAATTCTATGTTTGTTATTTTAATTGGAAAATCTCTTCTAATGTTTTCGCCATTTTCTGTAACAAGAACATCACCATCGTCATCATATCCAACAAATTCAACACTTAACATAAAAGGTGAAGCAATATAATTTCTATATCCGCTATTTGTTGCTGCAATTTGTAGTGTTTGCATGAATAAACCCATAGAATACGGTTCATAAATTGTAAATTCAAAGTAATTTGCGTTTGCAACACGAGATTTATTATTAGGCGCAACTAAACTTTTAATTGCTAAATTATCTATAAAATATTCTAGCTTACCACCTATTAAATCTTCATAAATTGTGTTTACTTTGTTTGTTGCGCCACCGCCACTACGTAAAATAACATTAGCAGGAATATTATTTTTATATGTTTCATTAGGCATTGCCAACTCGTCTCTAGTTAAACAAGACAGAGTAAAAATAGTGTTGTAACTTGCAAAATAATTTAAAATATTTTCTTTTACCATTACAATCCTAGTTCTTGCGTCAAAGATGACGACTTAGGCAAATAAATTTCTACGCCAGGAATCATATCAAATACTGGATCTTTTAAAATATCCATGTTTCTTTGTGCAAATACCCACCATAGTTTACTTGTCCCGTATAAATCAAATGCTAACAGGTCTGGCCTATGGGTATAT